GTCCCGGATGAACAGGGTCTGGCGGGCCTTGGCGACGGTCTTGGCCTTCTCGGCCTCTGCGTCGCGTCGGGCCTTTTCGCCGGGCCGGAACGTCAGGTCTGCGCTCACGGCTACGACGCTACCGGAATATTCGCAGGGGCGCAAGTGGCACAGTCCCAAATCCGGGACTTGGGAATCCGGTGGGACCGTAGTTGCTCGGCCTTGCAAACCTTGCACTGCAAGGCTGAAAGGCGCCTTGGCGCGTAAATGGCGCGTATGCCCCCGCTCCATGGCGCATAAGTGGCGCGTCCGCCAAGCGGGGGAGACATGTCCAGGACATGTCCTCCCAGTGTCTCCCCGGACAAGAAAAAGGCCCGCCGCAGGAATGAACCCCGAGGCGGGCCAACGGTCCCAGCGGGTAGCGGACGCTGGACTGTCAGTTGGCGTACTTGCGCCACGCTGCGGCGCAGAAGCCGGCGGCGCGATCCGTGGACCAGTCCTCGCCCCACGGCAGCGACACGCCTTGCGCGGCGAGTTCCTGCACTACGGCGGGCGACGGCCCCTGCATCCACTGGGCAATCCAGCCGTCCATGGCCGGGCTCATGTGCTGCGTGAGGCCGAGGAGCCGCATGGCCAGCGCCGTGCCGACTTGCGGGCCGGTGTTGGCGTAGAGGTACGAGTTGGCGTACCACCGCTCGCGGAACTCCTCGTTCCACTGGGCCGGCGGGAGGTGCCAGAAGTGGCGGTTCCGATGCCGGCCGCGCCAGCCGTAGCGCCACTGCGGATTGCCCCACTGCCACGGCCCAACGTCGCCGTAGGCCAAGTCCTCTTGGAACTGCCCGCGCAGCACCAGCGGCCACAGGAAGCGCGGCACGTCGAGCATGTGCAGCGCGAACAGGACGCACGCCTTCCTGCCCTGATACCAGCCGCCGTCAACCTCCTGCTCGCGCCCGTCGAGGAACGCGCCCAGCAGATCGACTCCGGCCTGCACCAGCCGCACCGCGAGCCGCTGCTTCTGCTCGGCCGGGGCCGTGCTGCACAGCATCACCAGCGCCGTCGACACGCGGCAGGCGAACTGCCGGCCGTAGGGCTCGACCTGTGACACGGGGGAGCCGGTGGTGCCCCACATGTCGCCCACGTCGCCGATAAACGCGAACTTGGACTCCAGCCACTCGAACGTCGGGCGGCCACGGCCCCACGCCGACCAGTTGATGCCCAGCGCCTCGATGTCGACGACCGACGGCAGACGCGCCGCATCCACCCGGCTCCCACGGATCGGCTCGACGCCGCGCAGGAAGTCGACGGCGGGACCGCTACGGCCAAGGCACGGGCCGGCGATGTCGCTCGGCTCTGGCACCCACGGCCGCCCCTGGAAGTCGACGGCGGGGACGACGTGAACCGCCGTCATCTCGTCGCACTGGTTGCCACCGCCGGCAGTCGACGCCGCCAGCAGCACGTCGCCGGGGCGCATCACTTGGCCGATGGCCGACAGCCGCTGCACGTCGGCCGCACCCTTGCCGGGGCTGTTGATGACGCTGCCGGCGTTGCCCTCCGTCGTGGTGACGTTGAGCACCTGGACGCCGACGCCCGGCGACTGCTCCTGCACGAGCCATCGGCCGTCCTGGAGGCGAACGCCGTCGCCCGTGTTGGACAGCTGGACGGTCAGGCTGTTGGTGGTGAAGTTGCGCATGGTCAGGCCGACAGCACCTTGAAGAGCCGCGCCGACAGCCAGCCCGCGAGATGGTTGGCCATGACGTTGCGCACGTTCTCGGACAGGTTGAGCGCGGTGGCCGTGACCACCTTGAGTTCCTCGGTCACGTCCTCGCCGGCAGCCGCACGCGCCTGCAACTGGGCGAAGTCGACGGTGACGCGGGACACGAGGGCGATCTGCGCCGGGTCCGTGAGGCCGGCGTCGCGCTTGATCGTGTCCAGCACGCTGCAAATGTCGGTCACTTGCCACCCCCCGCACTCGCGCCAGCCGGCTTGATCGCGCCGACTCGGACGCCCCAAGCGGTCAGCATGTCCAGACGCCGTTGCACCTGTTCGGGCGACAGGCTCGGGTCGCTCTGCACGTAGACGGCGTGGGCGGGGGCGATCGCGTCGTAAGTCGCGCGTTCGGCCGGGGTGGTGGTGCATGCGGCGAAGCACAGGAGCAAAAGGGCGAAACGGCTCATCGGGAAGTCACCTGCTTGTTGACGGTGTGCTGCTGCTGGTACTGCTGGATCTCGTCCAAGGTCTCGTCAATCTTGTCGAGACGACGCTCGTGAGCGTTCAACGCATCCTTGATGCCGTCGAGCTTCGACAGCACGCCAGCGGAGAACTGGGTGGCCAGCGCCATGAATTGACGCCAGCCGATCCACAGGAACACGCACAGCACGGCCCAGCCGCCCATGCGCTCGATAAGCTGCCCAACATCGGAGAGGGTCCAGTTCATGGTTTGTGCTCAGACGACGTAAGCGTCGAAGGTGACGTGCGCCCAGATCACCTGGGATGCGGTGGCAGTGCCCACGATGAACTTGGCCACGGTGGCCACGAACTCGCCGGGGTAGACAGGGATGGGCGCGGCGAAGGGCATGTACACGTCGCCATTCGTCGGCATGGCACCAACGGCCGCACCCACGGGCCACGTTTGGAAGCCGAGCGGGATGCGGCGCGGCGCCTTCGTGCCGCTCGCCGTGGCTTCGGCCGTCGCCATCGACACAGCCGTGTGCCCGTAGGCAAGCGACCACGCGAGCGTTGTCGCCGTCGTCGCCACAGCCGCGCCGAGGTTGGCCGCGCTGATCTTGACGCCGCGAATCATGATCGTGCGGCCAGTGATGGCAGCCGTGCCGGCGGGGTTCTGGTAGCTGGTGACGATGCCGTCCGTGACAGCCGTGGCCGCAGCGTTGAACCGCGCTTGCCCGCCGAACCCCGTCACCAGCGCCGCCGTGTTGGACAGCGCAGCCGCAGCCGTGGGGTCGTTGCTGTTCGCATAGCTCGCCGTCGTGCCCATCGTGCCGCCCGACTGGCCTTGCGATGCGTGCTGCCCAGCCCCCGTCATCGCGTCCACCGGGTCAACGGTGTGCTGCACGTCGGCTTGGTCGAGGGCCACGAACGCCACGCGCAGCTGCTGGGCTAGCCCCGTCACGCCCGTGTTGTAGGTGCGGAACGTGATCGGCAGAGCACCAGCGCCAACGGGGCCGACGCCAGCCACGTCGGCGAAGCGCGCGACGAGGATGTCATCAATCCAGAAGTTGGCACCGGAGAGGTGCAGGTCGATGGCGAAGTTTCGCGTAGTGGCAGCGCCGATGCGCGTGCCGAAGTTGAGCGCCGCCGACTGCGACTCGGTGCCGTTGACGTTCAGGACGCAGCGCAGTTCGCCGGCAGCGTTCAGGCGGAAGAACGCGCCATCCGTCGGGGCCGTCGTGCCGGTGGCGAGGAGCAGTCCCCACTCCGTCACGTTGCTGGTCTGCGGAACGTTCGTGATCTGCGCCCTACACCGGAACGAGATTCCGCCCGAACCGCGCGTCGGGAACATGCGGTAGGACGTGACGCGGGCCACGGCGGCGTTGGCCGTGCTGCTGCCGCTGTTGAGCGTCAGGTAGCCGCTGCCCTGCACGACCGTCATCGTGGTCACGGGCGACGTGTAGAGCGCCGAGTTGATCGCCGCCGAGTTGAACCACTCGCTATGCAGGTTCTGGTCGATGCCGACGCGGACGCGGTAGTCCTCGGTCGCCTCGGGGGACTTGATGCTGCGCGTCCCCGTCACGTCGCCTGCGTCCTGCTCGACGAGGATGGCGGCATGCCCTGCGCGCGAGTCATCCATCGGCAGATTGACGAGGAGGTTGTTATGCGCGTCGACTTCCGCCGTGTTGGTGCTCGGTCCCTGAATCAGCGTCACAGTAGCTCCCTCACTTCGTAGGCGATCGCGCGTAGGCCCATCACGAGCCAGGGGCACGACCAGTAGACAACTGCCTTCTCCGTCTCGGTCACGATGCCGGCATACGTCACCGGGTCGGCCGATGCCCTGTCGCCTGCGTCGCTGTTGGACAGCGTGCGAGGAATCTCGCTCACGATGACCATGCTTCCGACGGTCGCCGGGGTAAGGATCGTGATCTCGAACGAGCCTCCGGTGGATGGAGTCGAGCCAAGGTCGACTTCCAGCCAGTAGACGCCGCCGCCTCCACCGCCACCGCCGCCGATGACGGCGCCGATTTCCGTGAGCGTCGCCGACAGGATCTTGCCGCCATCGAGCACCGCGACCGTGCTGGAGCCCGACAGCGTGCCGGACGTGTTGCCCGCTGGATCGACGACACCCGGAGACAGGTTGTCCCGCACCACCGACGCCGTTTTCTGCGCCTGCTGGATCGCCACGCGCCGTTCACCGGCACGCTCGCGCGTCGGGTTAGCCGTTGGCCCGGAACTCCTCACGACGCACTCCGGCAGCAGTCGCACGCCCACAGTCGGACGCCGAGCCTATCGAAGCAGTCGAGCAGCGCGTTGACGCCGCACAGTTCGCAGTCGTTGTAGATCATCAGACTGTCGAGTAGCCGGTAAGTGCGTCCAACGCCGAGCCCGTGCCCATGGGCGTTTGGCCAAGATCCTTCGCCGTAGCGGCCTGCTGCTGCGCCATGGCCAACTCGGCCTGCTGCGCTTGTGCCGCCGCCCGTGCATCCCGCAGCGCCTGCACCTGATCCTTGGACATGACCGCTTTCGCCGGCACGCCCAGGTTTGATGCGGAGTCGCGCAAGATCCAGTCGGTGTCGACGCCGTCCCAGATGGACGGGTCCGCCTTTGCTTGCGCCATGCCACCGACGAGCATCAGCCAGCGTTCCACCGCGTTGACGCTCACCGCCTTCTGCGCTTGGTAGAGCACCGACAGGAACTCGGGCGTGAAGTCGCGGCCTTGCAGCAGCTCCGGCGGGGGCGGGAGAGCACCGCCTTCCTGGAGGTAGTAGTAGATCAGTTCCAGCAGCGGCACCAACAGCTCGTCGTGCAGGTTCTGCATGACGGGGCCGAGCATCAGCATCTTTTCCTCGACACGCTGCGCCACCTCCGTGGCCGTCATCTTCGTGTCGACGCCGGCCATCGCCAGCATCTGGAACAGGTCTAGGAACAACATCTGCTGGATCTGAACGCGCACGTCCGCCATCGACGCACGCAGCCAGCTCGGGTCACTCGGTTGCTCGATCAGCCTGCGCACGCCACCGCTTGGCGTCGTCTGGTCGTAGTAGGTGATGCCGTTCGGCGACGTGTCCACGTCGTCGTTCTTCAACACCGTTGGCACCTGCACGGGCGGTTCCGCCTCACGCGCTATCGCCTTGCCCTCACTCAGCGTCTGCAACTGCAACTGGCGCACGAACGGAAGCGCCTCGCTCGCCGGGCTGTAGCCGTAGATGTCCTCGCCTTCGCGCTTCCAGCGGGGGGCCAGCACCGGGAAGTGGCGATACCCGCCTTCCTCCAGCAAGTCCGACTCATCCTGCCGACTGCCCGGTTCGTAGTAGTAGCTCGCCCACGGCATGTCCAACGCCAGCGGAGACGACATGGAGCGACGGCTGCGCGGCTCAATGGCGTGCACCACCTTGCGCCAGCCGTCCCACTCGCCACGGGCGTAGGCATCTTTGATCTGCTGCGAACAGGTGTCCGGCCACCGCTCGACGATCTGGGCAATCGTCATCCAGATTTCGCGGTAGCACGCATTGACCTTGCCCTTGCTGTCCTGGCCGAGCCAGTAGCTACCCGTGACCATCGGGTGCAGGTGAATGACGTTGTCGAAGTCCGGCAACGCCAGCGCGGCCCCGGTCCCGAACACCACAAGCTCCCGGTAGATGTGCGGCAGCACCCGGTACGTGTTCGACTTCTGCAACGCCCGCCGCTGAATCGCGGTCACTTCGTCCAGGTAGCGTTGAACGTCGCTTTCCTCCAGCGCCTCCTGGTCGTCCAGCGTGTTGCGGTGCCACTGACGCGCCGGGCTCGTCGTGTTCGACATGATGCCGGCGACACAGCGGTTCACCGCCAGCTGCCCGGTGGCATCGTAGACGGCCTCTTGCCGCGTCCCTGCCTTGCCACTGGCAGGGTCCGCATCCACATTGATCCGCGCGCCGCTCGGGAACTGTTCCTCCAACTCCACCCACATCGACTCGTGCCGGGTGCGGTTGGCCTTGAGACCAGCAAGGCGCCGGTCCAGCCAATCTCGACGACGGGTAGGCGTGCCGACGGCGGCGACCATCAGCCCCCCAGCGCCGAGCTACGGCCAAGGCGGAGGCGGTTGAGAGCGACGCCAGCGGGACCGGACAGCATCGAGCTGATGCCCATGCCGCGCTCGCCAGCGAGAAGGGCGGACACGTCGGCTGGACGGCGCGCGGCCCTCCGTTGCGCCTCGGCCGCCTGCCTCTCCTGGCGAAGTGCAGCGTCCTCGGCCGTCTGCTGCGCATCGGCTTGCATGGCCAACCCGCGCTTCTGCGCTCGGTTGCCACGCTCCCCTTGAACCACGCCGTACACCAGCCCGGCCGCCGCAATCGCCGCTTGAACGTAGCCCATCAGGTCAACGCCTCCTCGTACGTGTGCTCGACCAGCCGAACCGCCCCGCGATTCGCGAGACGGGCCAGCAGCCGGTCAAACTGGGTGTCATGGCCCGCGCCCCACAGCAGCACTTCGGCCCCCTCCGCCCGCGCCGCATCCGCAAGGCACGCGCGCAGCTGCCGCCACAGGCCGAACGACCGCGCGACGGGATGCACGTAGCACCACGTGACCACGCACAGTTGCCGGCGATCGTGGGGCGACACCGCCAGCGTGCCGACCGCGTAGCCAACTAGCCGCAAGTCATCCCACACGGCCAGGGAGAACGCACCGCCAGCGACCTCGGCCGCTTCCATCGCGCGCCAGTCGGGGTCGGCATGATCGAGCCCAAAGACCTCGGCGTAGTGCGCCCGCGTCAACCCGTGCTCGTTCGCACGGATCTGCGCGATGCTGCTGCGGCGGATGGAATACGGCGGCACCGTAGCAGGCTAGCAGTTGCGGTGCGCCGTAGCAAGCGGGCGGAATCTGCGGCCTGGAAACGATCGCGGCCCGGCGAGTTGCTACCTCGTCGAGCCGCTTGGTGTGCCGAACCAGATGAAGGAACGACAGAACCACAGTAGCCCGGATTCCGTCCGGCGTCAACGCTTGGCGGGGCGGAACGGATTGAAGCCGTCGCGCGACTTCCGTTGCGGCCGCAGCGGCAGGTCTTCAAACGTCACCTTGCTTACCGGGGCCGCGAACGTCAGGGCCAGGGCATCGGCGATGTCCGGGGACGCGCCACCCTTCAACCGCGCCTTGATGTCGTCTTTCGACTCCAGCACCTTACGGCCTGCCGAGTCGAACCAGTAGGTGGGCGTGGCCAGCTCAGTCTTGAGGTGCACGTCGTTCGGGATCGCGCCGCCGCCCCGTAGCCAAGTCGCCATCTCGCACCACATCTCGCTGCGCCGCTTGTCGAACAGGTGCGACGCCAGCGCCTTGCCACCGAACGGCACTTCGATGATGCGGCCGTAGCCAAGCTGGCGCAGGCGGTCGATGACGCCAGAGCCCGCCCCGGCATCGACGAACACGGCGTCGGGGCTGTGCGCAACCATCTGGCTGGCCACGATGTCCGCCAGCTTCATGTTGTCGATCCCACGGTTCACGATCGGCGGGAAGGCGACAAGGCCACGGCGCATGATGATGACGGACCTGTCATCCCCGAACCGGGCAGGATCGACGCCTAGCACCGTAGCCGCATGGGCAACGTCGCGCTCCGTGTA